ACGCTTGTTTGGTTCGTGCGGTGGAAACTACTATGGAATATCGTTCAATCATAGTGCATTGTTCTTGAATCCTCTCGACACCGAAACTTTGTCTTTCATTTTGAGGAATGGTGAACTTGCTGGACTTGGTATATGCCGTTCATCATATTCTTTTACTGATGGTCTTAACTTCAATAGAACATTGAATGCACAACAGATATACAATCTTAGACTTGATCTGTTGGATTACTTCAACAAACTTGTTCAGAGTAAACTTGATTCTGTTTCTTCTATAAATTCAGCAACAACCAAGAAGAGTGTTTCTACAGGCAAGGGAGCCAAGGCAACAGGCAGTCCATATGAATCGCTTGGAAATGAGGATGCCATTCTTTCGGAAATATAAGTTTAAACTATGACTACATTTAGACGATGTGAAAATACAGCAACTATAGACGGTGAAGTTTTCTTGATTCAAGACATACGATCCGTGGTACCAGAGTATGTCCCCGACAGTCTGATTCATTATTATGATGGCAGAAGACATTTCAAATCCGATGGACGAAATCAGTGGGCAGTTGAATCACTAGATCAAACCATGAAAAAGATAGTATCCAATGTTGTTGGAATTAGAATGGCTAAGGCACAAAGAGAAATAGACGAAAGACACCTTGAGAATCTTCGTAACAAAGGGAGATAGACATGGCAGTAACCACAAGAGAAGAACTCAAGGACTATGCTCTAAGAAGGCTCGGATTTCCCGTTATTGAGATCAATGTCGATGATGCTCAAGTAGAGGATCGTATAGACGATGCATTGCAGTTTTTCTCTGAGTACCATTTTGATGGTGTCGAAGAGGCATATCTCCCATATGTCATAACACAAACAGATATTGATAACAAGTACATCAACACCAACAATATCTCGGCTGGTTCATCTGGTGGAAACATCATAAGCATCACTAAAGTATTCATCGTAGATCAAGCCGTACAAAGCGGCATGTTCAGTGTTCAGTATCAACTGATGTTGAATGACTATTTCAACGGCTTTCTAACGGGTACATCCAATCTATCTTATTACGATACAACCAAGCAATATCTTTCTCTTTTACAGCAGTTCCTAAGTCCAGAGAAGAGTGTTGGATTCAGCCGTGTTACCAACAAGTTGAAGATCAATACAGATTGGTCAGAGACTTTTGGAGTTGGTGATAAGTTGATGGTGCAAGCCTATGTGGCATTGAATCCAGAGACTTATCCAGAGATATACAACGACATACTCCTCAAGAAGTATGTCACGGCACTCATCAAGAGACAATGGGCTTCCAACCTAAGCAAATTCTCCAACATCGCTCTACCAGGCGGAATGCAGTTTGATTCTCGTAGCATGTACAATGATTCCATGACAGAGTTGACTCAGATTGAAGACACGGTCCAAAGCAAGTACGAACTTCCAACAGATTTCATGGTGGGATAAATGGCTCGCAACAACTACTTTAAGGTATCATCACGCGAGTCAGATTTGTTCGAACAACTTGTGGTCGAGCAGATAAAGATCTATGGCTTCGATGTCCATTATATCTTTCGCAAGTTTCAGAATCTAGACAATCTGTTTGGTGAAGATACCATATCAAAGTTTGATCGTAGTTTTCAGATAGAGATGTTTGTTTCAAACTACGAGTTCTTTGAAACGCAGAATAAGATCATGGATAAATTCGGAATCAATCTTCAGGATTCCGTGACTCTAATGGTTTCCAAAAAGAGATTTAGCGAAGAAGCCGCCAAGTATGGCACCGATACCAAGCCACAGGAAGGCGATCTAATCTACTTTCCTGAGTATGGCGGAATCTATGAAGTTAAGTATGTTGGATCAAGAAATTCATTCTTTGCCTACGAGATTTCCTGCGAACTCTTCCGCTACTCTGGTGAGCAGATTGATACTGAGATCAAGGAAGTTGATGACATTGAACAGAACATTCTCACAGATGTCAGAGAATTCACAATCAGTGGAGTGTGTGGTGCCTTCTTTGAGGGTGAGAAGATATATCAAGGAATCTGTCTCGGAAGTTCTTCTTGGTCTGCAACGATATTGAACTTCAACGCTCTCACTAATGCAATTCAAGTTCACACGGAAACAGGAACTCCATCTTCTCTTGTATTCATACGCGGAGAAAAATCAAACGCATTTGCTTCATATGATTCTCTTGTTACTACTGAAAAGAAGTTTGTGAATGCTAACAATGATGATGGGGATGAACTAGAGAAAGAAAGAGCAACTCTAGACATCATTGATTTCACCGATAAGGATCCATTCTCAGAGGGCAACTACTGATGTTTCGATACTTCTACCATGGTAGTATAAGAAAACTTGTAGTGGCTTTTGGCTCGCTATTCAACGAGATATACATCTCCCGCAAAGACTCTGCTGGAACTGAACTGAAGAAAATCAAAGTCCCGATATCATATGGACCAAAAGAAAAGTTTGTCCGAAAGATTAAGGAACTTGATGAGGCTGATCCAGCCAGAAGCAGTTTTGAAAATATATTGCCACGAATGTCGTTTGAGATATCATCGATGGTATACGACACAAATAGAAAATTGAATAGTCTTAACAAGGTTTATTCTGCCAGAGACGAAACAGACGGAACAATCTCATATGCTTATAGCGAGGTTCCATACAACATTGAGTTTACTCTCAATATAATGAATCGTAACATAGATGATGGATATCAGATCATAGAACAGATACTGCCATACTTCACACCAGACTTCACTATCAGCATGAATTTCACAGAACTAGATAGAAGAGTTGATGTGCCAGTTATACTGTCATCAGTCAATACAGTTGAGGATTATGAGGGTGATCTAAATGATAGAAGACTCATAACGCATTCTTTGATTTTTCAAACCAAGTCATACATCTTCGGACCAATCAGACAGTCTGGACTCATTAGAGAAATCGACCTTACATTCAGAGAACTAACGGACGAATAATGCCATCAACAGCAGAGAGAAACCTAGACGGATTCCTTGATCAGTACCGCATCATAACTGTGGCTACTGAGTCTGCTGATTTGACAACGGCTAATACAATCAAAAAAATTCGCATCACGGTCGAGCAGAAAGAAATAACTCCAGTAATATTCTTTAGTAGAGATGTTATTCCATATCTTGCACCAACTGAAGATGTAACAATCTTTGCTCAAGGAATATCGGCAGCGGATGACGGATTGACATATGAGTACGCCAGATTTACCGCTGGTGTAACGCAGATGCTATCATTGAAACACAAGATGGTCTATGACATGGATCAACTTGAGAGTTCGGAGTATGGAATTATCACAGGAACCAACTCCTATGGCGCATTCAACTCTCTGCAAGATAACACGAACATACTTCTACAATATCCTCAGTTCTATAGCATAACTGGTGCAAATCAGCCCTATGGTGTCACAGCATTTACTGGAGTTACTCTTAAAGGTGCATCGGCAGGAACCTATACACTTGTGAACTTCGGCGGTGTAATAACACCATTTCAGTTAATGTTCAGTCCCTCTATTCTTGGATTGACCCACACAAATAACCTACCAACAGGAACATTAGACTCACCTCTATATTTTGGATTGTCTGCAAGCAATGGTATAACACAATCAGTGAAATCCATGTATTTCACGCCTGATATTTTCTTCTCAACAAGAAGAAATCTTGCAATACTGTTGGATAGAGGAATTACATTCTCTGGCATATTGACTTCATTTGAGCCTCACTATCAGTTCATCAAATATTCTGACAATGACTATACGGATACAGCAACTAATATTATTTCTCAGTATGCAGGAAACTCTGCAAATCCTGGGTGGAATGTTGAATTAGTTCGTTCCTCTGGTAAAACTGGTTCGTACATCAATCTTGATGGCTTCAATCTTGCCAAGAGTTTCAATGAAAGATTCTTCTCTGAAGTGAAGACTTATCCGAGAAGATATAGAACAACGGCAACTGATCTTAATACTGGTCAGTACAACTATCCATACACTACATCCGTGTTTGGCTGGTCGGCAAAAATACCAACGCCAGGAACAGCGACCGATGCCACGGGACCATATGCAAGCGTTGGTGCATCGTTTTATCTCAACAGGATAGCGGGTGTTACTTTCTACCCACCACCATCAACATACAACTATCTTGGATCAACTGGTGCGACATCATTCGGTGGTTCTGGTGGTTCTTCGGGCTGGAACTCTTACCACAAGTCTCTCACAGGAAACTCATCTTTCTATCCCGAATATTTTATGCTTGGTGGTTCTACAACTGCTGCCTCAAACACATATGAAGCATCAAAACTTGTTCCAGCAAATATTCTAAAGTTGTTTACAGACAACAATGGTCCTAGAGGTCCACTTGGAACAACGATGAATTTCCTTGATTCATACTACTATGACATCTATGCAGAACAGTTGCAATATGGTGGTTATAAGGATATGAATTTCTTTGCCATGGATTTTAATCCCCGCTTCAATCCATATATTCCAATGCAGTTGAAGGGTTCTTATCAGAATAGCATAACAAGAAATCACACTTCAAGAAGAGATTGCACCATTCACCAAGACTTTGGTGGTAATACCGCTGAAAGACTGTATAACCTTAAGGAGTCGATGAAGGCAAGTATTCATTCAGCATTGAAGATGTGGAAACTCCTCCTTGATGAGCGCGGCAAGTTCAACTACAGAATCATGCCCGTTCTCTCTGGTAGAAATGAAGATTATGATCTTACTCGCGGCGGGTCAGTCCCCTATAGACCAGAAGATTTTGTTGAATACTTAGTAAAACCACTGTTCAATAGTGTTGTTCCAGCAAATGGATTCATCATGAAGAACGATGTTGATAATTTACTATATCAAGGTTTCTATCTTGGAAATATTGCAAGAGGGAGCGATGAGTATACAAAAGTTGTGACTAATCGCGGTATATCTGGTTCTGATCCGATCACAGCATTCATTCGTGGATTGGAGACATATTTCTTTAATCTACAGCAACTGCAATTTCAGATGACATTTTCAGAACAACTTTTTGATTTTGGGCTTACTGCTGCTGAAGCAGATCACTCTAACTATCTAAACACATTTAGATCTGGTAGATTTAGTGATTATAGAGTATTTGAATCAAACACTGGTCTGACGGGTGGTAATACAAAGATACCCTATGGTTTCAATGGTGAATTTCTGTGGTATGCGGTTCCTCTAAATGAAGAATCAATACTTTATAAAAACACAAATCTACGAGATAGATGGCAGACAACAACAAACAACAATATAAATGTTGCATATTCAATAATGAGAGATGCATATTTCGAACTAACAAAGGAGCAGTTAGTCGCTGCGTCTGAATATTTCTCAGATAATAAGATAACTACTCTAGCGGAGTATAGATCTACGGATCAGTTCGTAGGAAGGTGATTTTATCATGAGCAAGATGGATGAAAATCTATCGGAGATCCTCAATATGGATCCCGAACCAAAAGCCATTGTGGCAAAACCACCACAAGCAATAGAAGCAATCGTTGACATGGACGATGCTGAAAAAGACTTTCAAAAGGCGCGACAGAACCTCAAGGAACTTGTTGGTCTTGGGTTTCAAGCCATCGATGGTGTGTTGAAGGTGGCAAGCGAGGGTGATTCTCCCCGCGCTTACGAGGTAGTCGCACAGATGATCAAAGCCGTGGCAGAGACAAACAAGGATCTTGTTGAACTGCATCAGCGCATGAAGACCATCAAGGAAGACAAGTACGAGCAGAAGACGGTCAACAATACCACAAATGCCATATTCCTTGGTTCTACGAAAGAACTACAAGAACTCATAAATCCAAAGAGAAGTTTCGCAAAGGCACTCAAAGAGACAGATGTGATTCTGGATTCTTCAAAGAAAATCATAGAAGATGGCGGAAACTAAGAATACAAAGAACTATCTTGGCAATCCGAACCTAAAGGCATCGGATGTCAGACACGAATGGACTCAGCAGCAACTTGAGGAGTATGCCAAGTGCGCTAGAGATCCAATCTATTTCATACAGAACTATGTCAAGATCATCAGTCTCGACAAGGGTCTTGTTCCATTTGAACTATACGACTTTCAGGAAGAGATGGTAAGAACCGTTCATAGCAATAGGTTCGTCATTGCCAAACTTCCGAGACAGAGTGGAAAGTCTACCACTGTTACGGCATATATCTTGCACTATGTTCTCTTCAACCAAAGCGTCAATGTGGCGATCCTTGCCAACAAGTTGAGTACTGCACGGGAACTCCTATCCCGCCTCAAACTGGCGTATGAGTATCTACCGAAGTGGTTGCAGCAGGGTGTATTGGAATGGAATAAGGGTTCCATACAACTTGAGAATGGCTCAAAGGTTCTAGCATCGGCAACTTCCTCAAGCGCGGTTCGTGGTGGATCGTTCAACATGATCTTCCTTGACGAGTTTGCATATGTTCCTCAGAATGTGGCGGAAGAGTTCTTCTCGTCGGTATATCCCACCATCTCATCGGGTCAGGAAACCAAAGTATTCATAGTTTCAACTCCCCACGGAATGAATCTATACTACAAGTTGTGGACGGATGCTACGAACAATAGAAACTCTTACATTCCAATCGATGTTCACTGGTCGGATGTACCTGGCCGAGACGAGAAGTGGAAGGAAGAGACGATTGCCAATACTTCAGAGGAGCAGTTTAGGACAGAATTTGATTGCGACTTTGTAGGCTCCATCCATACACTTATTTCTCCATCCAAGTTGAAGACCCTGGCTTATGTCGATCCAGTATTCAAGAATGGGGAAGGATTTAAGGTTTATAGCAAACCAGAGGAGAAGCACATCTATGTCATGTGCGTCGATGTCTCTCGCGGAACAGGAAATGACTACTCAGCATTCACCGTAGTGGACATAACTACAGCACCTTATAAGTTGGTGGCTACCTTCAGGAACAATACCATGTCACCCATGGTCTTTCCAAATGCCATCCATGTTGCAGCCAAGCAGTACAACAACTGCCATGTGCTTGTGGAGATCAACGACATGGGTGGTCAAGTGGCAGACATCCTCCATGGCGAGATGGAATATGAGAATCTATTGTCCTCGACCATGCGTGGCCGAAAGGGTCAGGTTCTCGACGGTGGCTTTGGATCGGGTACAAGTCAGTTTGGAGTCAGGACAACTGAGGTGGTAAAGCGCACGGGGTGTTCCATCCTCAAGTCTCTGATTGAATCTGATAGGCTACAGATACAGGATTTCGATGTCATCAAGGAACTATTTGCCTTCATCTCCAAGAAGAACTCTTTTGAGGCAGAGGTTGGTTACAATGACGATCTTGTGATGACCTTGGTTCTATTTGGGTGGCTATCCACCCAACCATACTTCAAGGATCTTTCCTCCATGGATATCAGGAAAGACATATATCAGGACACGATCACGAAACTTGAGGAGGAGATGACGCCTTTTGGCTTCATCGATGATGGAGTTGACGATTCTACCCCTGAGCGAAGCGAAGATGGTTCTGTGTGGTTCAAGGACAGAGATTCTCGAATGAATTCTTGGTACTGATTCAAATACCAAAAATCCTACATACATTGTAGAATCATCGGGAGAACCAAATGAGCAGAATACCTGTACAACTTAGCCCTGGTGTGAATTATTCGGAAATTGATCTTACGACGATTGTTCCAAATGTGGCAACTGCCACTGGTGCCATCGCGGGAGTCTTTCAATGGGGTCCAGCAGAAAAAATAGTAACCGTAACTTCAGAAGACGATCTAGTCCGTATCTTTGGAAAGCCCTTAAGGGATGAAAACGGAATAGATTTTCACTGTGCAGCAAACTTCCTTCAGTATGGTCGTGACCTTCGGATTGTTCGTGCTGTTGGATCTGATGAAACAAATGCAAACTCCTCTGGCTTTACGGGCTTGCAGTATGTAAATGAGGATGTTCTTGGTGGTGAGGCCGCATCTGGTCTAACTGCTTCCTTCTATGCTCGTTATCCTGGTGTTTTGGGAAATTCACTCAAAGTCGTGGTTCTAGACGGCAATGGTGAGGCTTCTGTTGTGGTTGGAGCAACAGCAACAATCGGAACAAATACCATCAGATTCTCAACAGTTCTTGGCGGAACTCTTGAAGAAAATGACAAGTTGATCT